TGTGCAAGCCAAGGAACTTCTAGCACAAGCCGCTGACAGAAGATGGAAAACGAGTCTGCTCTATCCTTAGACGCAGATACCACCATAATTTTCTTGTCAGGGTTATTGTAGAGCGTCCAGAGCACAAAGGCTGCTGTAATCCAGCTCTTACCCACACCACGAAACGCCTGGATCTGTAGACGTTTGGGTCCTTGTTGTAGGTATTCTGCAATGCACAGTTGTGCACGAGTTGGTTGGGGAAGTTTAAGGTGTGACCAGATAGCGGTAAGAAAATACCGAAAGTCTGACTGAAGATTATTCTGTAATGCGTCTGTATGCATGCTAGAAGGGGCTAGAAGGGGCCTCTAAGGCGTCCCTAGTGGGATTGTACCTTAGAGGCTTTTTAGAGGGCTTAGAAGCGATTATTTCTTCTTCTTTTTCATCTCAGCTTGGCGCTTCTTAGAACGCTCACGCATTGCACGCAGTTCGGCTGCACGTTGCTGTAATACTGATTTACCAGTTTTAGCAACAGAAAAAGCGCGTCCGCTCTTGACAGGACCCACACCGCTTACACCGCTGCCCTTTTTAACTTTGGGTTTAGGTGCAGTTTTGGGTTTGGGAGAAGCCTTAGGAGTAACGTTTTGACGTTTCTTGTCAGTAGGTGATCCTTTGCCTGTGCCTTCCTTAGGCGGGATGTTAGACATACCACGCCGAGCCGGTTTGACGGGCTTTGCATAGCTTGTGGGACGCCCACGACGGTTACGGCTAGTTACCGTACGTTTAGGCTTTGCAGGTTGCTGAGGTTTGCGCTTAACGGCAGCTCGGCTACCGCCTTGACCACCTTTAGTATTGCGTCCTCTGACACTTTTTTTCTCGGTTTTAGGAAGACGTTTGGGGTCAACACCCAGTCCAGACATTTTAGATTGACCAGGCTTGCCGATGGTTTCTGCCATTTTACCAGCAATAGTCAAGCCAGTCATTGCTGCTAGTGAAGCTGGGTTGGCTCCAGGTCGGCGGACTCTAGGATTAAACCGAGGGGGCTTACCAATGCCAGGAGGTCCACTTCTAGGAGTACCTTTAGTGCCATACTTGTTTTGAGGAATACGGCGTCCAGTGTCTCCACCAATAGTTGAAGGCGTACGGCGGCTAGGACCTTGTACAGGGGCAGTGCGAGGCCCTTGGGCACCACGAGGGGCACCAGTAGGATTGGTTTTGACTGTTTTGGCGCGAGCTTTTGCGGCTCGTTGTTCACGCAGCAGACGTTGTTGACGTTGCCGCATAGTTTCTTCAGGCTTTTTGCCTTTGACTTTTTTACGAGGGGCCATCAGTTAATGTGATCAATAATTCGTTGTTCTCTGTCGGGATGCAGCCCATATTTAGCACGCATCCAGTTTAACCAATTGTTGCTACCTTTGTCCTGATTACAATGGGTACAGGCTGGTACCAAGTTGCTCGTGAGATCTTCTCCACCCAGAGACTTAGGGTGAACGTGGTCAAGAGTAAGTTCATGTAATTCATAAGTTTCTCCACAATAAACGCATTGACATTTGAAGTGCTCTTTGATTGCACGCCTCCATAGGCGCTTAGCTTCTGGGGATGTCATGGTTATTAGGTTGTATAAGTAATGATCAGGAGTAGGTAGCAGAGGAGTCATCTGATTGTCAACTTCCCTCTGTTTCTGGCACGGTTTTTGGACGGGTCCTCGCGGACGAACGTACCTTTCGTGGTTTTGGAGAAATCTTTGCCTCCTTTACCGTAGACTCCGGCTTGGCGACGGGCTTTGTTGTGCTCTGCGCGGTAGTCTTTGCGGTCTTCGCGTTTGTTAATTTGCCGATTCGTTGCGTTTTTATGGGCACGAGCGGCTGCATTGTCGCGGTAATTCTTCGCACTTTTGCGTAATTGGTTGTAAGGTTTCTTTTTAGGAGCCATTAGCGTCTCACTGCCTTTTGTACTTCATCAAAATTGATGGTTGGCATAATATCAGCAAGGCCGCTGAGAGCAGAACCCTCAACGGCCACACCGGTTATGTCGTTTTTAGACAGCCAATCACAAGCTGCTTTCAAATCCTGTGTTGTTGCTTCACCAGACTTGATTCGCGCTAAGAACTCCTTTGTGATAAGGTTGTGAAGCTCATTAAACGAGTCTTCACTGGCTCTTTTGTTGCTCATTTTTAGGGTTGATTGACACAATGGGGACAATGTCGTGGCAAAGTACCTCAACACGGCTTCCTGGTCTAAACATAAACCCAGTTTTCATGATTTCTGTGCACTTTAGCGCACGAACAAGCTCATAATCTAGGCGAAGTTTCTGCTCTTGTTTGCGGGCTATGCTTTTACATAGCTCAATCATGCTGCCGTCTAGTGGTACACTAAAGTTAATTTGCATGCCAAAGTTGTTGCTACGAACATACCCATTGCTTTTGTATGGGACAGTATCGTTGCCCATGTAAAAGGGGCTAAGCTGCATGGTAGGACCATTACAGCTGATATTACTGCCAAAGTATTGGCGGCTTGGAGCCCCATTGTTTTGGAACTGTACGGCTTGATTGGTAACATTACCTGTCGCAGCCGCTACGGGGTTGGATGTGTTTTGTACTTTTGGATCTTCTTCTGCGTAAGATGGGCTTACTATTGAGAGAAGACCGACAAGGAGGTAGTAGTAGAGACCTGTTGGATGGTTTCGGTGACCAGACTGTCTTCGATCAGACCTGCTGAACGGGTTACCAGTTCCAGCTGAAACTGTTCCCCTGCATTGGTCACTGAATACGTTGTTGTCGGATCTGCGATGTCTCCACTCGGTGTAACGTTTGTACCAGACCATGATGAGTAGTCACCACCATAGACATTGGTTGAAATAGTACGGTCAATGTCTACAGTTGTAGTAGTTGTAGATTGCATAGACCCCTGAGTAAAGTTAGGAGTCACTGTCTGAGCCGCAGCTGGGCTGGCTAGAAAAAGAAGGAGTAGCAGCTTTTTCATGATTCTTTCTTGGGTTCGTTTGGTTTGCTGTTTCTGTTGTTAGACGTGTTTAGTCCAAACGTAGCGAGAGCACCTGTAAAGACGCTAGCAACAAACGTGATGTCACCGCCGCTTTGACCTTTTTTAATCATTGGGATGTCAACATAGTTAAGAGTGATAATAAAACCACTCCAAACGACAACACCAAGACGAACAAAAGTTGCTAAAAACTCAATCTCTTCGTGATGCTCTTTTAGTTTTTTGAGCATTGGTTTTGGGTTTTCTTGGTTAGTTTGCTCCATGCTTGTTTGAATACAGGTTTAAAAACCATTACGAGGTACTTGAACAAAGACGTAGCAGTCAAGGTGGCAGCAACACTAATAAATGCTGTGGTAGCCGCAGTTGTCATAATAGCTGTAGTCGGCATAGGGACTTCAATGTCCGTAAACGGAATTCCAACTATCTGAGCTTCTGATGGTAAGGCTGGCGTAGCTCCTTTTTTTGGAGGTTCATCTTTTGTCTTAACCCCTTTAACACCTGGAGGTGGTCTAAGGGTGTTAGGAGGGACTACAAGGGGCTTGTAACTAGGTAACTTACCCCTTGGTACCTCTAGTACTGCTTGAGGCAGCTGAAGGGCTTCTGGAAGGGTTAGAGAAGGAAGGAGCGGAGGATCACCACTCATACTCACTTATGTAAAGAGTACCACTGTTGCTTGATACAAGCTTGGCATGGATTGTAGATCCTTCCGGTACAGTGATATATTCACGCTCATCAGTCTTAAGGAAGTGCTCACCAGTTCCAGTGTTTAGTTTAAAATAAGCATCGTGACCATCAGAATGTAAACTGATTCGACGACAATGACTAGACAAAGTTTGGCTTGTGTAAGTGCTTACTAAATTCACGGTGTAAGCGGCTCCTGGGGTGTTATGATACCCAGGATGGGTGCGTACATCATCAATCGTCATTTGTTAGGGAAAAGTCCGTTACGGATAAACTCAACAGCCTTGTCATCGACATCGTTGTCGGTAGACTCAGCCAGTTTGGTCAGCATGTCTACAATGAGCAGTTTAACCTTGTCAGATTGAAGAAAAGAAAAAAGGACTGGACGGATAAGGGTAATCATAATGAATAAAGGGTGTTAAATTTGTGGCAGTGAGAAATCAAGGTAATCCAATGATCCAGTATCAATATTTGCTTTAGCAGCGATAGTCCCGATTTGTGGCAGTGAAAAATCTAAGATGTCAAAAGTAGCGGCGTTAGGTAAACCAGTGCCACCTCCACTACCTACATCACCTTCCCATGTCCCACTGACGCGAGTATTAAATTCAGAACCTGTTTTCCAAATACCACCAACTTTTACAAAATAAGAGTTAGCTGTTCTCCAAGTTCCAGCTACTTTTACAGAGATACTTGAAGCCATTATTCAGAGGCCTCTTGTTCTTTTTCTAGTCGTCGCTGCTCAGCTTCAATTTCTTCTTGCGCTTGAAGCTCCTCACGTTCAGCAATTGCTGCTGGAATTTCATTAAAAATCCTAATAGCTTCGTCTTCTGTAGAGTCAAATGGTAAAAAAATTGAACGTTTGAATTGTCCATCATTTACCCAATATTCACGGGTATGAGCGTGATCTTTATATGTAACTGTAATTGTCATACTTGCGAAACCTCAAAGTCATCGTAATAAATATCACTGGTAGAATTTTTACCAGTAAATACTAATTCAACATCCAAAATGGCAGCTTCTGTTGGCGTAAATGATTTGGAAAGTTGGGTCCAGGTGTTAGCCGTATAATTACCAGATGTCATACTCGCATCTTGATTTGAAGTAAGACCAGCCCAATCAGCCTGCTTTACTCGCAATGTTACATCTTCTAATGTAGTAGTATTATAAGCCCAAACCGAAACAGTTACCTGGCTATTAGCATTTACTGCAATTTTACCAATTGGTATAGAGTGTACGATTGCACTACTTGCTGTTACAATATCAGCCTTTAAAGAAGAACCAGAAGCTGTATGTCGGATACTTGTGTCAGCAGTGACAGTAACACTAGTGTTAATGTATGTCCTGTGATCCCCTGAAGTACCATTGTAATTTCGCCATTTAACATAATTGTTATATGGTGACACAAGTGTATAACCAGTATGTGTGGCGCTATCAATTTGTAGGGCACTAGTGTTTGAATAATTATCAACACGTCCGCTAATATTTCCTCCATTAATTGTAAATGGACCTTGTGCGTACACGGCGTATGGATTTAAAGTATCACCAAATATCTGTGGAAGATTAAGGTTATTTTGTGTATTAACTGGTCTAGTTATGTCAGCAGTACCGATGACTACTGAAGCTGATGAAAAACGAACATAATGACCATTTTTGTTAGTAAATGTGCCAATTTGCCAATTTGTACTAGCACTCTGCCCGCCAATTTGAAAATATTTGTCAACAACTCCTCCGTGGATAATAAAATTATCAACATCAAAAGTCCCACTAGTGTTTGAGGAGCTTATATAGAAGCTAACGTTTGGATAACCATCTGATAGTCCAACAAATCTAATAGTACCCCATCTATCTGTTGACGAACCATAAGTTGCACCTGCATTAGAAATAGAAAAATTGTCATATTGGTCACAAAATGACATTGCATGAATATTAAAATCACTTTTTACAGAATTTTGATGCTGACTTAGGTAGACCGAACCGTTGTAGTAGTCCAGACCCCACTGGTAGGATAAATCAAAACCAAAAGACTCCCTGTTTCTCATATCTAAATCACAGTGGAACAGTCCTAAGTTATGCCACCTGCAGAAAAGACCTGCTGCTGAAGATCCATACAACTCATAAAATTTGTGAAAAGCTATATCTTCAAAATTGATATACTTTAGGCCGCTACTAAGTTGCCACGCATTTAATTCATAATTACCTTCAAGAATAGTGGCATAATCTGCACTCTTGGATGACATATCCGTATCATTCCATCCACCAGATACTGTATTAAGATCCGAAATAGTCAGGTTGGCATCAGAAACTGATCCCGTATTTCCTAGTATTTTTAGGCTATCGATGTAACCTGAACTAACCCCTCTTAAATCGAATCTGATCGGCTCTACTTTGTAGATATTGACAGCAGAGCCGCTACTACTCCAATAGCCACCTGGATTAGAGTATCTAGAGTGCCAATGAGTTCTAAGATTATTACAATGAATAGGAATGACCCAATAGGTTCCATTGCTTTCCCAAAGCATGTCAACGTGCGACCAAATTGGATTACCAGCTTCTTTTAATCCAATGCAACTGCTGTGGGTAATGGAATCTGCATCACTAGAGTTCTTACATGCAACAACGTTTTGAATATAAAAAGTGTAAGTACTGCTGTGGGTTTGCTCCCTGTAAAGAGCAATTGAGTTAATAGATGCGTTTAAATTAACACCTAAATCAACTGTTACTGCTGTCCAATGATCAGCTTGACTGCCTTTTAAATCAATAGGAATTGTATGAACACTTGTGTTCCCAGCAGTATCTGTGCACAAACGTATTGTATCAGGAGTTGTAGATTGTAGGTCACCGTAATCAGTAGCACAATAAATCATGAATGATACCTGTTGGTATCCTGAAAGATCTAAAGTACTTGGAAGTTGATAATGAGCTACTTTACCAACAGCAGCAGCTGAACTTACGGTTATTTCATCAGAGCCTGTCGGCCATCTAGTTTTTTCACTTATATTTGAACTGCTTCCGTTGTTAAAAGCTTCTATGGATGTTGTACCCTGTCCTGATGCAGCAGTCCAAGCAGAACGACCGGCATCCATACAGGCAATATTTTTAAAAAGGCCTGTAGTGTTTAATTTTATCGCTTTGTTAAAAATTAAATAATTAAGAGTGGTACTTGTACTTGAAGTTGCATTGCTTGTTGCAGTATAACCATCAAGTTTAACAGACATGTTGCTTGTATAATCAGTCCCATCTACCGTGATTGACCATACTCCCAACATACTAGGTTGACTATCCTGAGTAGTTGAATCTTGGGTAATCATAATTTGATCACCAGTCACAAACCCGTATTCGCCAGCTGCTCCAAAATTGATTTTTGTTTCTCCTGTAGTAGTGGAGTAAACAACATGACTGCTAGTATTTATTGAATTTAAGTAACGTATTCTTGTGTGGACTCTAGATGTATCAGCAATAGCTGCTGTACCTAATGAGGTAATTGGGTTTCCTTTAATTCTTACCTCATCTGTAGCACCCAAAGTGGTCAAAGAAGAAGTAAAAATGCTTTCAATTTTATCCGCTCTATTAGCAAAGGAGCTTCCATCGCCAGTTCCAGCTGAACCAGCGTAATCAACGTAGTAAGTAGCCATAATTAAGTGTATTTAATCCAAATGTCTCCATCAGCACCATCTGATGATGTGGGTGAACTGGTTGATGTATGGATTTTTCTATGACCACCAGCTCCACCTGTAGGTGATACTGCAGTTACAGTTCCACCAACAGTTAGGTTTGTTCCGTCAAAAGTAAGGTCAGCGTCTCCAGCAAAGCTACCGTTGTTGTTAAATTGAACCTGTGTGTTAGATCCACCAGGAGAAGTTGAACCACCACCAGATTGAGCTACCCAATCGTAATCAGTACCATTCCAACTAAGAACTTCACCAGATTGAGCAGTTGATTGGTTAAGGTGTGTATCAACATCACTATCAGCGTAAGTAGAAGGTTGAGCTACCCAACTCAAATTACCAGAACCATCTGTCTTCAATACTTCATTCGCATTGCCATCAGTGTCTGGTAATGTCAGCGTATAACTAGCACTTGCACTGTGTGGGGGTGATTTGATCTTTACACCGTGGCTGTTTTGAGAACAGTTGAGTTGCAATGTTCCATCATTGGAACTACCATCACCTTTGATTTCTACAACACCTGATCCGTTAGGGTTTAGTTTAATGTTGCCATTAGAAGTGCTGGTATTGATTTCGTTATTTTGAACATCAAGGTTACCGCCTAGCTGTGGCGTGGTGTCGTCAACAACATTACCACTTGCGAGAGTAGGCTTGTTAGCAATAAACGCATCACCAGATGTAGCATTCCAATCTGATTGAACGTTTACTTCAGCACCAGCGGCGATACCAGCCAGTTTGGTCTGTTCGGCGTCCGTAAAGGCATTGGTGTTGGCGTTGTTCTCGTATGCCGTCTTGATTTCGGCGTCGGTCTGGTCGGCGGTAGCGTTAGCCTCAATACCATCCAGTTTGGTACCATCGGTAGCAACATCACGACCATCAACAGTTCCGGTAACAGCAAGGTCACCTGTAACAGTTGTATCCTTTAGTGCAACAGTTTCTGCTACCTGATCAACTACAAGAACATCCCCGGCTTTGAACTTACCAACGTGGTCAGTGCTTGATTGCCAAACTTTACCGCCATTGAGTTCAATGACTTGGTTGGCTTCAATAGGCACACCACCATTGTCAGGGTGATCACTGTAGTCAGTACCAACACCAACAAATTCAAAGGTGTGTCCACCAGTGCTGATGTAAGACCGAAGAGCAAAGCTGACAGTTGTGTTAGTAATGTTAGAAGTCAGACCAGACGTCAAGACAATATCCCAACCAGCACCATTAGCAGTACTACTTACAACACCATAATCGACACCATCAATGGTCACCATCATGTGATCCAAAGGACGGCTCACAGTACCGTGGAAAGAACCAGCAGTTGTGATAGCACCAATAGTAATAGTAGTAGCACCAGAGCTAGCTGCACTTGCCGTAGCAGTAGCGATAGCCGAAGGGCTCTTACCATCAGCAATCAGACCATAACGACCAAAGTCGCTAACACAGTTAGACAGGTTAATCTGACCACCATTCTTAGCCTTAGCGTGGTAGTGAGCAAACGTACCGAAGAACGACACAAGCTGTGCATAGCCGTTGTTGGTTACAAGTACACCAGGACCATCAAGAGTAATCTGGGTAAATGCATCCACAACCATGCTACGAACAGGGCTGCTAGAGCTAACAGCAGAACCATCAATCAGCAAGCCACCACCACAAGGTGCAGAGGTTTGGTCACCTGCTACTGCACTGTAGGTTTGACCATCAGTAGACGGGAAGGTGTTAGGATCAAAGTTAGCGTTGTCAAAGTGTGCATCACTGAAGTGTGTACAGTTTTGGATGTACGGGCTCTTTAGGATGACAGGTTGAACGTCAGTACGGAACCTGACAGAGAACGGTTGGTTGCTAGGCAAACCATACGTTGCATCGTTATCAAGGCTGTTGTTACGTGAACCTTGATCAGCTGTAGGAACCTTAAGACCAAGCAGGGTGAGGTTAGCAATATAAGAACCACTATCAACCTCAAACATATCGTTGGTTTCAGTCGCAACCGTAGGATGCACAAAGCAGCTACGCATCGACTCACCAACAATCGAGACGTTGTTCTTTTTAATACGCAGAGGTAGAGTCTCTTGGTACACACCAGGTGCAACCTTAATCAGAGTACCATCACCACTAGAAGATGCATTGATAAGCTCCAGAGCACGACCAATGGATTGCAACGGTGCCTGAGGCAGGAAACCGGTTACATCAGAGGCATCACTACCATTAGTAACATCCACATAACGGACAACAGTGGTCGTAGCTGGGGTGTAGGGTTGACCAACAGCGACAGTACGCCAACCTGATCCATCATAAATCTTATAGACTTGATTACCAGGAGCAGTACTAAGCCACTGCTTGCCAGTCTGAGCAGTGCTTGGGGGGCTTACATTTGTGTTGACGACAAGATCATGACGAGCAGCAAGAGCACCAACGGTTGCCACTTTAGCATCATCGTTGTCCCATGTAGTAGCATAATTAGCGGTTTCTACCGTAGGAAGAGACAGCTCAGCCTCACCGTCTGCAGTGTAGGTAGTGACGACAGGGCTGGTGGACTGAATACGAACCACACCTTGCTGGGATGCAGTACTCTTATCAGCAGCAATGGTGACCTGCTTGTTAGAATTAGTACCACCGGTAGCGTCGGTAAGGTTGATAGAGTCACCTGCCACCAAGTCATCAGTAATCACCTTACCCAGCTGGGCACGGTTTACCGCATCATCGTCTGAGTTTGCATCAGCTAGGTTTTCTAGACGCTTTCCTTGAGCGTCGATAGATTCAGGATTATCTTTTGAAGGGATAACCCCTTCTTGAGCTGTGTTAGTGCCTTCCTGGGCAATAAAACGAACCTGCTCCAGTGCACTGTTAAGCTCTGAAGCACGGATCGTAGAACCAGAAGTAAAGGTGACAACCGATGAATCGTCGGTAGTACGCTGAATAAAAATAAACGCCCCATTGGCTGGGGCGCTGTTGAACTGAATAGTAGTAGCGTTAGCAAAGGTGTAGTTAATCAGAGCTGTACCCTGAGTAATATCACCAGAAATGACCTGAGGGTGGGTAGCGTCGGCAGTAGAGGTAGTATTTTGTTGGAGTTGGAAGACTGTATCGACATAAACATCAACATCAGCCTCTGCGATGTATTCAAATGGAATGGTAAACTGGGTATCTGACCCGTTTGCCGTGTATGTGATTTTAGTAACTGCCATTACATATGGTAATTAAGAGCTGGTTGGGTGGATTAGATGCCGTGCTTTTTAAGTTCGGCAAGACGGTCAATGTTGCCAGATCTAGATGCAGCTTTCTTGGCTCTTCGTACGTCAATTCGTTCTTGAAGGTCTGGATTGTTTCTAAGAACTTCAACCATTGCTTTATTTTTAGCATCGTTAAAGATTGCTTGTACACTCAGATAAAACTGTTGTTCGTACAAACGTTCGCCTTCTTCAGAGCTAAAAGGTTGGAATGGTCCAGAGCCTTTTTTGTATTCATTAAGATCTCTGCGGAACTTAGGATCTTTCAAAATAAGCTTTTCAAGATCTTTACGCAGATTACCTTTAGCCATGTACTTCTGCAGCTCAGAACGCTCAAAAGCATTCAAAGGTTCGCCTTCAAAAGTAGACATAACCTGAGGAATGTTGTACCTCATTTCTACTAAGGTTTCCTTAATTGGATCACCTTCTGCATTGTAAATCGAGATAGGCAGAACCATGTTGATCAAACGCACCAACGGGCTGTCAGCTGCATAGCTAAGGGGTTTGCCTGTGCGATCTTTAGACAGGTAGTCGTACTGGGGAGGCAGGGTAGCCTTCAACAGTGCATCACGGCGGATCAAGTGCTCAGTCAGTTTGTCAGCTTCACGGCGGTTAGCGTCGATAAGATCACCAACCTGTCCTAACAGACCAGCATAAGGGAGGTGAGAACGTATATAACGACCACCAGTTTGAGTCAGCAGTTCACCAGAAGTTTCTGCATTCATCAAACGTGCTAAGTCTTCTACACCAGAAAGCATTGACTTGTCAACAAGAACTGAAGAAACCATAAAAGTAAGTTTCTGCAACCACTTTTCAGTGTAGGCTTCTCCAAGAACAGCTGCGTTTTGAACTACGTCTGCTGTAGCAGCAAGGATAGTGTTGAAAGGTTCAATGTCAGCATAGGAAACGTAAGTATTACCAAACTTAAAAGAGAAAGGTTTCTTACCAGCCTTCTGCCAAGCTTCACGATCTTCTTGGTTGTAGGGGTAGTTACCAGTCATGTTACCTGCCAAAGCGGCAATGGTGCCCATACCAATAATACTACGGCCCATGTAGATCCTACCTTTCATTAAGGCTTGAGCTTGAGCAAGATCTTTTTGACGGATACCATACTTGTCTAGGTTCTGACCAAGCATAATGTCCTGGTACTTATCACGGAATCTAACAAGATCCGTGTGAGCAAAGGTCAACTCAAGAGCGTTAAAACCCGTACGAACAAACGGGAAGAACGCCTTCATAAAGGGGATATTTGATAGCAACTCAAAGGCTTTGAAGTTCTCTTCAAGAGCAGTAGTCATAGCAGCTTCATTACCAGCAAGACGTGCTGCTTTATCGCTTACCACAAAACGACCGTTAGCGTCTTTTTTAAAGACACCGTTAGCTCCTGTTCTAAACTTCTCCTCCATCTGCCTTGCGGCTTTGGTCACATCTTTAAGATCAACACCTTCTTCAATAGCTTGACGTGCTGCACGCATCCGCATCTCGTAACGACCAATAATCGTACGAGCAAGAGAGTCACCAGCACCCATAGCGTTTTGACTGTACTTCATCCAAGGAGAGGTGTTGGCTTGTACAACCACGTTCAACGCATCATATGCACGCTTCTGACCATCTGTACCATAACGCTGGTAGAATTCACCCATGTGCTCCCACTCAGCAAGATCAGCCTCAAGGTCAAACTTGCCCTCGTAGCTCATAGTCTTGCGGTTAGCACCCAGATCGTAGTTGTACTTAAACATGCGGAAGCCTTCGGCAAACGCTTGTCCAAGGGAATCGATCTGAGCAGCAGCAATGGCGGCTTCTTTTTGGTTACGCATGATTTTAGCGCCTACCAGAGCCTGGAAAGGACGCATGATACCAATCAGGTTAGTACCAAACACAGCCTTAACAATAGTCCGTGGACCACTCAAGACAGAGTTATAGAACACACTCTGCAGTTCTGTACGCAGACGACCTTTGATTGGTTTACCATTGATCTTACCACCCATGAGATTAGCTCGCAGGTAGTCATGGATGTGCTCCATGGTGCGGATGTTGCCATCAGAAAGCTTGTGCAGCTCCATCAGGTCACGCATCTGCTGGTAGTTACCCTGCTTGTTCATCTCGTGGAGAGCATTGAAGTACTCATCCTGCTCTTTGGTTAGCTTCTCAATCTGCTTCTGAGTGGATTCCTTAACTGATTTAGGAACCATACCCAGCTGCTGAAGCTTACCATCAAGACCCCACATAAAGCCCATCTTCTTGTGCTCAGTCATAGCCACCTTCATGGCGTCAAGAGTCATCTCGACCTGACGTTGAATAGGCAGCTCGTCAGCAATGAAGAGGGTACCGTTAGCAATAGCCTGTGCTCGGAGAGCCAGACTACGAATAGTCATGGTCAGGGCAGCTTTTTGGGTAGGAGAAGCTGTAACAATCTTTTGACCATCAGTAATATAGACGCGGGCATCCTTAGTCTTATCGACAAAGTACTCCTTAAAACGTGCTGCAATATCACCACCTTCATCAATCATGGAGGTCATCTCGCTGGTTTGCTTAACGAACAGCATGACAAGATCGTCATAGTTCATCTCAGCAATGCCTTCTAAATCACCACCTTTCTGGAAAGCTTTCTCTGCTAGCTCTTTGGCGGTCTTTAGGACTGCCTCTTTGATAGTTTTGTCGCCACGTGCAATCTGCTCAACCATAGAATCAGTGAGCATCTGGCTGTGGGACCTACCTTCACCACCAAGCTTAGCATCTTTAATAGACTCACGTGCAACCTGAGTAGCACTTACTGTGTTGTCTACAGTAGCACGCTCAGTGTTGTCAAACTTAGCAGGGTTAACAAAGGCTTCAGGCGGGTTGTCAGGGTCAGTCTTGTCAGATTGTCCTCGACCTTCTGTTTCGTGCTTTTTAGCAAGCTCGTCAGACGATGCAGTATGAGCATCCTGCTGTTTTTGCAGCTCTTGATCATGGACTTTGTTTCCAATCTCATTAGCTTCATCTACACTCTTACCTGCTTTGCGGGCTTTGGCTGCAGCCCAGGATCCTTTAGCAAAGGCGCTGATACCCCAACCAACCCAGTTCAGACCAGCACCAGCAGTGACAGTCTTGATACGGGCAAGCCACGGGTTATCCTCAGGATCATTTGCAAGGGCTTCAGTAACCCAAGGAGCAAGCCATGGAGTATGCTCATTGAGTAGGTTAGCCATGTTTTCAGACTCAGAGCTGCTAGACACAAGGTCAGCAACACCACCTTCTGCACCAATCTTAGCAGCTTTACCCACAAAGTTCAGGCGACGACGGGTGTTTAGGCCGAGGTTAGCGGCACGAGCCATGCCACCAAGGCGGGCACCTACACGCAAACCTCCACCAACAGCACCACCGATACCACCAGTAGCAACAGTCAGTGCTCCAAACTCAACCAGACCACGGGCAAGTTTACCCAGTCCAGTCTTGTTCTCAGGAACCCAGTCATCAGGGACATCAAGCCAACCTGCATCACCAGACTCATACTCAGGGCTGAACGGGTTCTGACTCTCGTCAACAGGCTCACCAAAGAGCTGACCAACGCCAGTCTTAAAGGTGTCACCAACCAGCTCAGCAAACCCACCTACACTTTCTACAGCATCGACTGTGCCACCCGCAAGGGCAGCGCCAGTCTCAGACAGGAATGTAGGATCAGGTTCTTTGGGCTCAGCAGGTTTTACCTCTTCCTCTTCTGGAGGATCAGGTATACCAGCAGCGTCACGGATTAGACTACCGATGCTTTGTCTATCTGCATCGGTTAGTCCATATTCAGGAATGTTATGTTCTTGTTCCATCAGAACATACCTCCTTTGTATTTCTGAAGGACTTCCATTGTGTACTGTTGCATATTAGGGTAGCCAGGACCACCACTGTAATTGGGGTCATCGTAGTTATCCATAGCACCAGGACCACCATACCAAGCAGCTGCAGCCATACGAATCATAATATCACGATCGTCGGTCTTTTTAGCAGCCTGTTGAAGGTAACCCTCAAAGGCTTTCTTAGCCATGGTCTCTTGATACTGTGGATTATTTTTAAAATCTTCTTTGGTGCCAGGATGTGGCATACCATACTGTCTCGCCCACGCTTTGACATTAGTCCAGAGGATCTGGTATTTACCCAAAGCAGGGTTTTCTTTGCCATAAGCAGCAGGGTTATCAGCTTTGTAGTTACCAGAAGACTCTTGATAGCCAATGGCTTTCATCAGGTTAGGAACACTGGCACTGATCTGCTCCATACCACGGTTGATACGGTTGTAGCTTTGGTGTGACAGGAACAGAGACTTAAGTTGAGGGAACTCTTTAAGAGTACGGTCAACAATCTCTGCTTCTGGAGGAAGCTGAACAGCTTCTAAAGGAGGCTGTTGTTTAGCACGTTGAGCATTAAGAATCTCAAACGCAGTAGACTCGCCATCTAGGCGAGCCAGGGCAAAAAACAAAGAATCAGGTTTACCATTAGAAGTTAGTTCAAGTCGGTCAGTGGGGATTTCAAGGTTAGAGTTGATACCAGGCTTACTGTTTTGATTAGCCTTTTCTTTATACCTGTCAATAATCCCCATAGTTTCAGCGTACTTCTTACTAATTGTAGGATTGTTTCGTTGATCAAATTTCTTGAAACCCTCGTTACTGGTGTAGTAGTACTCACTAGATTTGTTATCTTTACCATCTATGATGTACTGAGCAATCCTGTCACCAGCCAATCTAAAAGCCTGGGCTTTAGTAATTGGTTTACCAGCCTCTTTTGCTGCATCATACAGCAGCTGTGCTTCAGACACAAGGCTTCTTTCAGCAGCAGAGCGGGCAGCAATAGCAGCAGACCTCAATGCAGTGTTAGTGTCATAAGCCTTGACTGCATTACGGATCTCACCATCAATCTTCTTAAACTGCTCTTTAATGACATTTTCTTGACCGTCACTAAAAAGAGTGTCAACAACGTACTCTTCAAACTCCTGTGCAACATTAGCGTCAAGGCTCAGCAGCTGCTCACGGCTAATCTCTCCGCCCTGTGATTGTACAAGAGCGTTGGCATAGGCACGAGATTCTTCTTCACCCATACGCAAGTCTACGTAAGTGCGAGCTTTATTAACCAGCTCAGGATGCATTACACCGTACTTTTCTTCAAGCTCTTGCAGAGCCATTTGCTGCTCAGTACCAGACAAACCATCGTTGACAGCACTTCTGTAAGCCTCAACAGCTTGCGTAGCGTCAATTAGGCTGTCTTGTTTACGGAGCTGAAAGTCGTCAGATTCTTGCTTGATAGCAGCAGCTCGCAGCTTGTTAGCACTGATCTGGTTTTCGTACAGTTTGAACAAGTTCTTTTCACCAGCAGGGTGACCCTTGATAGTAACATCCTCAACCATCGAAATCAACTCCTCAACCCCTTCAGGGTTAGCAATCGCTCTACCATTGATGCTGTTAATCAGAGCATCCTTAGCAGCTTGCCTAGGATTAGCAACGCCTTGGCGTTTGTATGCATCCTGTGCCTGCACTAAGAAGCCATTGATAGCAACGTCAGCAGCAGGGAACCCATCAGTACCATTCAAAGACTCAGTAAGACTGACGTTAGCAGTCTCAAGGTCTAGGGTAGCAGACTCAATCTTCTGCTGTTGGTAGTAGTCCTTACGGTGAATCTGAGTAACTTTGTCAACGTTAGGGATCAGGACAGTGTTGACAACCTTGGCACTCAGCCCAGCAGGGTTGTGATCCTTGATGTAGTTGTTTTGTAGGTAGTTAACAGCAGCTTCATACTGCTGCTTACCTTGGTAGTCCTTGATCCTAAAATCAGGACCACCAGCAGGATCTTGGATTAGAGTTTCGTTAGTAGCCAGCTCGTTGTCCAGATAGACACCGAAGTTCTGACCAGCTTCTTTCATAGCAGCTAGCTGATAGCCGTGCTCTTTCCACCGAGAAAGTTTACGAACACGGTCTGCTCCCTCTTCATCAGGGACTTTATCAGCCATCTGTGTAGTCTTGACATCCAAGTCGTAGCTGCGGTTAGCTGCATCTTGAACCTCGTCTCTTTGTTGCTGGAACTCTGGACCTTGCTCTGCATAGATCCTCTTTCCTTCTTCAATCTCTCCTTCAATCCGACGTTTCTCCATGTCGGCAACGTCTTCTTGCAAGAAGCGAGTGATCGTGTCACTGAATTTTGATAGTGCTCTTAGTTCGTAATCAGCGTTGCTAGCTTGAATTCTGCTAACACGCTCCATTTCACGAATCTCTTGAGAAGCTTGCCTCTCCATCTCGCGGGTCCGCTCCTTACCGCGTCGCTCAACTTGAGCAGCCTCTTGGCGCATACGCCCTGAGGGGTTAGCCACGGTACGGTTACGGAAGCCCACTGACTGTGCGCTACCTTGATATGCCATAGTTACCTGTTTTTAATGTTGTAAATAGCTGATTCCATGCTCATGCCTGCGCTTACGCCAGAGACACCAGCACTAACTAGGTTACCTGCAAGTGCCAGTCCAGAAGGTCCAGAAGCCTTGATGGGCTTGACAGGCAGGAATGAAGCCTCAGGAGCAAGGGGAGCAGCAGGAATACCATTCCAAGCTGCAGTGTTGGCAGAGTGTTGATCCAGAAGAATACCTTCTTTCTCAATACCAGAGGCACGACGAGCATCGTACAGGGTCTGTTCAATCTCAGCCATCTCAAAACCTAGGGTGCGTTCTGCATCCAATGCTGCAAGCAACGTAGACTGACCAGCTTTGCCCGTAGACAATACCTGACCTTGTGCTTGGATAGCTGAAGCCATCTGGCGTTGTACACCAAATGCCGAGGCTGTTCTTTTCTCTTCTAGTTTGTTGTTAGCTGCTGCCAGTGCTCTTGTAGCTTCAGCCTGGTTAGCAGTCAGCTGAGCGTAGTAAGCATTCTTAGCAGCAGTATCTGCCTTCAGTTCTGCTTGATACGTCTGCAGCTTAGCTCGGTCGCGTTGTGCTGCGATCTGCAACTCTCGCTGATACTGTTGCTGTGCAATAGCATTAGAGCGAGCAACCGCAGCTTGCTGCTGTTGATGCGCCCCGATAGCTTGTATACCGCCGCCTACAGCAGACAGTACACCGATTGTTGCACTTATTGGTTCACACATAGTTTAACAAATTGAATTAGGGGGACACCGTTGTGAACGTGATAGTTAATGAATGTAAACTTAAGAAGCTTCAGTAGCTTGATATGGCTCTCATTCCTCATGTCTGCGTGATTCCACAGGTATGGGTTATGGAGACTTTCAATCCACCTTCTAGCTTCTCTTACGAATGTATGCGGATATTCTTCACTGGCTTTAGTGCATAACATCCAGATCTTATTGTCTGGTGTTACGCCTGCCACACCGGCAGCCTTGCCGTTGGGCACAGTGAAATAGACAGAGAAAGCAGAACGATAGTAAGACTCCAGGACTGCTGCCGGAGCAGTCAGCCCTGTGGTCTCTTCTACTTCTCTGATGTCTTCCCAACGCAGATT